AAGGGCGCGACCCCAAACCCCTCAACGCTCTCTGAGTAGCTTGGAGGACAGTCGAACTCTTCCGACTGAGTCGAAAGAATCAAACTATCCATTAAAGCCAAACGTTTCCCTTCTTGAGGAATAGGCTGCGAAAACCACGAGACTAGGCGCTGGCGCCTAGCCGTACGAGTTTCCGGAGACAACCTGCTCCTCCAACCACCCTCCCGACACGCAAACTGGGGTTCGGCACGACGAACAGACGACAAGCTAAGAAAGTACCGAAGTACAGACTTAGTCCTGTCATTCTGAAACGTTAAGCCAAACTTCCACGAAGCGGTCTCCCTGGCGTTCAGAACGCTCAACTCAGAAGAAACAGAATCTTCAGGCACCCAAGTGGCTAAAGACGTCGAAACGACGACGTTATGACCAACGGGCGCAGGAGGAAGCTTAACTTCGGGTTGAACACTGGGCACCAAACGAAAGAGTTCAGCAAGTCTACAGGCGAGTGTTCCCCTGAATCCCAACTCCAAAAGAGTCAATCTAGTTGACCTTAAGGAACCGAGATGCCAGCGGAAGAAAACGAGTCCCGCTCTAAAACGGTAACCGTTCTTCAACCCACCTATAAACATGCGAAACTCACGAGCAAGGGAGTTAACGTACTCAGAAGACCTCAGTCTACCAAAACGAAGGGTGGGGATCACCCGAAGGTGAACCCCCGCCCAACGTAACAGTGTCGAGTTCAGAGAACCGTAACTGTCGGAGACTGAAGTCTTAGTACGTTCCACCTCCAACCCTAACTTTCCAACAGTCTCCATCCAAATCTCCGACACACGAGGTGTTGAAGAAAAAAGGATGTCGTCACCGTTAATCAGACAAGGAACCTTTTCCGCAGCCGCAGGACTTAAACCAGCAGATCGTAAAGCCCAGAGGAAGGCAAAACGGTTCTGCAGACAAAGAAGTGGGAAGCTCAGAAAGCTCCCCATCATCTGTCCTACTCGCGGTTCGATACCATCCGGGCAAACGTCTCTGTGAAAGAGAGTAGGCCGGAGGATCTTTAAGGCTTCCTCGCGAAGACCAACGGGAACGCAAGAAGCGTTAGAAAGAAGGGTCTCAAGGATCTTCTCAGCTACTTCAATCGACAACTGATCAGTTGCCGATTTGTAGTCACCAGAAGTCAAGACTTCCCCGTGCTCCCTCGAAAAGCCAGCTCTGGAAAGAGAAGCGTCTGAAACATCTCCAACTGACAACCAACGGTTGCGACGCAACCTGTTGTAGATGGAGCTATGAAGAGGCTTCAAAAGGAGGGTCTCCCCAGAAAACTTCGTCAGAGGACGAGGTTTTCCGGCAGACTGGACCACCAAAAGCTCGGCACAACGCTCGATGCCACCAGGATAGTACCCATTGAGGGCACCATCAAG